CATTCACTGGTATGGAGATTGGTCGTGATTAATTAGATCCTTGAATGTAATCAACTTTTCATTTTCAATGAGTGATGCAAACTTGTAATTTGTATCACTCAGAGATTCAATCACAATACTCGCTTCGTAGTACACATGTTCCATGTCCATGTCTATATCATCAAAATATTCCAGAAGTTCAATAAGATCTTCGTCCGATGCCACATCAACATAATTGTTAAATCGTCCATCGTCAAACCAATATCGTTCACCATTGGCGATAGTATTGGCGAGTACAATCATTTTTTCGGATATCGTCTCTTCTATACCATCCTCGGGATCGATACCGATATCATCAGCTTTATAGGAACAGCTCATGAGGATGTGAAGACCTCCGCTGATTACCTTGAGAAATTGTCGTTTTTCATGTGAGATCATCATTTTCAACTTGAAAAACGAGTTTGTGAGGGTGGGACTTAGGTTGTTGTTTTTAGTTTACTCTAAGATTACGAAATTTTGGATTGGCTCTCAGTTCAGCCAGGAGCTTGGCACGTTGATTGTTAACCATAGGTCTGGGTGGAGGAGGTGGAGGAGGTGGGGGAGGAGCGCGAACGGGTTCGCGAGCTACACGCCTTGTTTGCATAGGAAGAACGTTATGGTTTGGTTGAGCTTCCCTCAAAACAGTCTTACAAATTCTGATAAACTTCAAAGCACTCTTTGCTTGTTTTTCCACACCACCCCTCTTAGTCTTTTTAGTTTTCTTAAGCTTAGACTCTAACTCCTTCTTGGTTAGTTTAACACGTTTTCCTTGTACATCTTTAGTCACCCTAATTCCCAACTTCCTGGCGTGTTTCTTCAGGGACTCGTAGTCCATTTATATATATGGAGAAATTATTAATCTTCTTGATCTGGATAATATCTATTCATAGAATCTTCCAACTCATCAACTTCATACCATGCGAGATGACACTGTTTTGACTTGGCACCTTCGTCTGTACATATTTCTTGTGCATCACGTATTGCTTCCTTAAAACGCATTTTAAGTCTGGCATTTTCCCGCTTCTTAGGTTTGGGGTATGGACTATTCAATGTAATGTCATCACAACGTTTATAAATATCCTTCAGGACATTCTGACGTGTCTTAGCCAGTCTGTATTTGTAACAATCATTTCCAGAATAAGACAGACACTTCATTTAATATATGATAGTATTAAAGTTTTAAGTATTGTATAAAATAATGGATTTTATTTATGAAGTAAAAGATGCTTTACCAAAAGAAATATGTGATATAATAATTGAACGTTATAAAAAAGAATCATATAAAGAAAAATCTCGTGTTGGAAAGGATGGTGTTGTCAGAGAAAATATGAGAAAATCATTAGTATTCCCATTCTCTAGCAGTCCTAAATGGAAAGATGTTGATAATATTATTTGTGATGTGATAGGTCTAGGTATAAAAAAATACACTGAACACGTTAAACATATTTTAACAAAAAATGGTACAACTGATAATAACGATATAAAAAATGCTATAAGCGTGTATTTAGAAGAACTAACTGACGAAGGATATTTTGTACAAGAGTATAAAATTGATGGATTTTATAATTGGCATGTTGATTCTTCATACAAAAGGGACAACACAATAAGATCTGTGTCATTTGTTTTATATTTAAACACACTCGAAAAAAATGAAGGTGGTTATACTGAATTTGCACTTGGTAAAAGTATTCAACCTGAAGCTGGTAAATTGTTAATATTTCCATCGGGTTGGGAATTTGTTCATAGAAGTGCGATTGTAACAAAGCCAGTTAGTAAATATACTATAGGAACTTGGGCGGTATAAAGATTATAAGTATATATTAGGCATGGAATCTAACGTGGTTATCACGAAAGTATTACTTCCAAGGATACGACAACTCGAAAAGGAGGTTGCAATCCTCAGGGAACAAACATGGCCATATGTTCAGGCGAAAAAGGAAGATATGGGTATGCGTGACATAATGGAACTTGTAGATTTCTTCAAAGATATGGATGAAGAGACTATATTGAAATTATTGAGATTGAAACATCAATTCTCAAGAAATCCGGGGATTTTAAGTAGGGAAGTTGATACAATTACGAGACTTCGTAATAATTTTTGTTGACGTATAGTAAATGTTACCAGCAACTAATATGGTCGATTTTGATGGAGAAGGTCCAGTTATGTCTATGGGACAGCTCAGTGCAAACCTTTCTTCTATTTGTTGTTACATAATTATCATCTTCTTTTCAATGAAGAGTCCGGTCAAGACACCACCCGTACTTGCTATGTTACTATGCGCCTGCTGCTGCTCCAGCTCTTCTACTATGAAACTCATTGATGATACAATGAATCGCACTATGGGTAAAAAGGAGGAGGACGGGGATGCGGATGCGGATGCGGAGTAATTAAAAAAAGTTATCTGTTCTATAAAGATTTACATTGAATGAACCAGTTTTACCAGTCACGTTGACTGATTCATTTCCATATAACTCTTGACACCCTATGTCATCTACACAATCACGACCATCATGATTTATGGGGAGAGAATAGAGATTATCACCACCAGTGGTAGTGTAATAGTGATAACGATCACGACGACCCCTCACTTCCTTACCGTAAAGAGGGAGTGTCTCATCGCCATCACCTGTTAGAACACCCATTTGCTGCATATGCCCGGGCTTGTACTGTTTTATGGGTGGTTCTCTAAACTCGGGGCTTTGGGGAGGTCTCTCTTGACGTTGCATAAACCTCGGCATCATAGGAACACCTACTGGAACCTTAATCACTTTAGGGTTGTGATATAAATATATCACGACGGCTGCAAGCGCAACAAGAGCGAGAGTCATAAGTTGTGTCTTATTCTTGTTTTTCATATATTTAAAGCGTACAAAATAATTTAAATAAATGGAAGACATTGTAATATTTGATGACTTTTTATCGGAAAATGAAATGAAAGTGTTAGAAGAATATTTCACTGGTAATATTTGGCAATGGGGACATATGTCAGCTGATCCAAATAAAATTCAACGATGGTTTCATGCATCTTTTAATAGTAAACCATATTTTAAAGAATGTTTAAGAGGAAAAATTGAAGACGTCATCGGTGTAAAATGTGATTTAGAAAGAGTTTACGCAAACGGACAAACAATACTTAACAGTGGTTCGTGGCATACCGATGCCGATTTAGATGGTTGCGTCACTGCATTATTATACATAAGTGATATTACACAATATAACGTGGATGACATACGTGGACATACAGAATTCAAGTTTGAAAATGGAGATATTAAATCAATTGAACCTATAAAAAATCGATTAGTTGTATTTGACTCACAAATTTTACATCGAGGATGTGCACCTGAAGTACCCGGATTTTTTAGAATTTCTGTAGCATGGAAATTAAAGAAAAAGTAATACTTTTAAATATGAAGGTACTCGCTATAGATATAGGGTATCATAATATGGGTCTTGTTCTTGCTGAATGTGGAAATGGTCCAAATATTGACATTGAATATATAAAGAAGGTAAGTCTCGAAGATTACAAATACATATATTCAAATGACATTGTTGATTTAATACCCCTTTTTGTAGATGAACATAAAGAGATTTTTGACAAGGCTGAGAGGATTCTAATTGAAAGGCAACCACCTGTTGGGTTTAATAATATCGAGATACTTTTACACTACATGTTCAAAGATAAAGTGAAGTTGATTTCACCTGTGAGCATGCATACACATTTTGGTATGAGACATTTAAATTACGACGAAAGGAAAGAGAGAACTGTTAGCTTAGCTGAAAAGTTTACTGATATTGACATTCCATATGAAAGAAAGCATGATATAGCCGACGCGGTTTGTATGCTTCTATACTATAACTTTAAGATATCGGTTCATTTTTTTGATCAATTTAAATATTCACCTAAAGTATAATGCCCACTGCGAAACAGATTCAGAACGCGCGTAAAAAGTTGAAGAAGACTCCAACACCAAAGGGAAACAGTCCTAAGATACCAACAGCTGCTCTACTCCGCATTATCAAAGCGGATCCTAAGGTTAGTCGTAATAAGGAGTTCATGAAGCGTGTTCATGAACTCACGAAGAAGAAGTAGACTTTTCCTCCTTAATAATTTCTAATGCATTGATAACATTTTCCAGAACTTGAGACATATTGTAAGTACCTGGATTATCCTTATACTTTCGGAGACAATCAATATTGAATTCCAGAGAGGACCTCTCCATCTTGATTTTCTCTTCCAGCTCCTTGATACTGGTCTTATGCTTCTCAATGATCTTATCACATTCCTTAAGACCATCCTCAAAGTCCTTATCAAGTCTGTCAGACACCTCCTCAAGGTGTTCGTGTTGTTTCCAAAGAATATCCTTCTTAACCTTTGACTTGGTAACCTCAATACGCCTCTCAATCTCATTAACCTCCTTCTCGAGGATATCTACAGACTGTAAATAGTTTACCTCCATACCCCTTTTCTTTGTCTCAATACACTTAATAGCATTTTCAAACTGCGCGCGACGAATGTTAGAATTGACCATGGTTTTCTGAATTAATGTACACACAATTCTTTATATTATTTTGAAATCTTCCCAGACATGATATCTTTGAAATCATCTATGAACATATCAAATCTTCCGAGACGGTACTGTACGAAACCCCATAGCGCGAAAAATACAGTCTTTGTGAGTTTATTCGCCTCTGTGTCATCCATTTTGTAAATTGGACTGACTATTTGATGCATAAAGGAATCTTCCTTCTTCTTACCGGTTATAGCTATCTCCGCTTGAGTTAATGCACACGTGTCGTCGTTTACGCTCCAATGAAAGAATAAAAAAGGAATTAAGATTGAATAGAACTCCAGGTTGCGTTTATCATTGGTAAATGGAACTATTAAAACAGTAATCAAGAAAAATAGATGAATCAGGAAAATTATATTCATCTATTATAGAATGAGTGAAGAAAATTTTAACGGTGGTATTACCCCATCATCACTCAGAAAACAAGAACTTGATTTAAGAGAGAAAAGTTGGAACGACCAACACGAAACTATATTGCGTCAATGGGGTGAAGCATCTGGGTGTTACAGGTATATGAATCACCGAGCATTCCTTCTATACAAGAAGCTGAGTCTGCGTTTTACCTTACCTGTTATTGTTCTCTCAACTGTTACTGGTACAGCTAACTTTGCTCAAGATCAGTTTCCAGAATCAATGCAAGGGAGTGTTCCCGCTATGATCGGTGGTCTAAACTTAGTTGCCGGACTCATAGCAACTATTATGCAATTTCTAAAAATAAACGAATTAATGGAAAATCATAAAACATCAGCACTTGCATACGGTCTACTATCCAGAAATATTAGGCTTATGTTAGCATTACCACGTCGCGAACGTAGTGCTGATGGTTTAGATTTTGTAAATACATGCAAGGCGGAGTATGATCGTCTCATTGAACAATCTCCTGCGATCCCTATTGGTATTTTGGATGCATTCGAAAAGGAGTATCCTGCAAACACTTTCACTAAACCAGAGATTCTCGATGTAAGAGCGATTCCTAAGATTAAAAGAATTACAGTCGCGGGTGCGGTAACAAGGGGTGGTCCATTCAGCAGATTTGGAGAAATGATGAATTCCAAGGCGGAGTATGATAGGAAGGCTAAGGAGTTTGAAGAAGAAATGGTAGAGGAAGTTGAAGAGGAGGAGGAGGAGGAGGAGGATGCTAAATCCTCGGTGTCTGAAGAACCCGAAGACGTAGAGCAAGGTAGACCAGTAGAATAAGTATAGCGACATTAGTTAAAGCCGCACACGCAGCATATGGTAAAATTTTTCTTCTTAAAGGTTTTACGATACGATCTTGTAGTGCGTCATTCTCGAGCACCAAATCTATGGCTTGATTAGTAAGGTCATCGATGGACTCCTTCATTAAAATAATAGAACAAAAAAAAGATGAGCCTGTTGACACACTTCACACGAAGCAGATTGAACTTCTGAAAAAGTATATTCAAGAGAAGAAGAATGTTTTCATCTGTGGTGCAAGTGGTGTAGGTAAGACATTTGTATTGAAGTCTGTATTGAATGACTATAACAGTGTAGAAGTAGAAAGAGATCACCTGAAATCTAAATCACTTTTTCTGACATTTATAAAAACATCGTCCAAGCATACATATATTGATGACTATGACTCAGACTTTAAAAGTCTTATTGAAAAAGTATCTGATGGAGATCGTGTATCAAGAGGAGCGTTTGTAGTAACATCAACTAATATGTGCATGTTTCCAAACTTTGAAACCATTTTTATTCCAAAACACAAACCAGATAAACTGTTAACTTTGACAGGCTTTTCTGAAGGCGCTGAGAATGCTGCGATACGGTGTAATGGAAATATTAGAGATTTTTTTACATATCTTGATGGATATGACGAAAAAGATGTATTTAAAAGCCCTAAGGACTATATAAAAGATGTTCTCAGTGATCCTGCTCCGGTAGGTATCCCACGTTCAATTCATGAGCATGGTCACGTATGGGATATATTTCAGGAAAATTACTTGGATTCTAGGGGTGTTAATATAGTTCCAACTGTAAATGCTTTTTCAGAAGCCGACACATATGATACACAGATGTATACGAATGGTGATTGGAATCTCATGCCATATTTTACATTAAATGCACTCGTTATTCCAAAAGTGAATCAAGGTAAGCCTCTGGTTAGAGATACAATAAGACCCGGAAGTTGTTGGACAAAGTATGGTAACTTTAAGATGCGAAATCAAAAGTATAAAGAAATTCAAAAAAGGAATGGGCGTAATTTATGTATAGAGGACTTGTGCCTTATAAAGAAGTATGCAGAAAATGGAGACTTACAGCCTATGCTTAAGTATGGTTTAACCCCGCAAGATTTTGATGTGATGAATCATTTGGCGGTAGGAAGTAAGTTAAAACAGAGAGATGTATCAAGAGTAAAGAAAGCATTGAAGAATGCCTACGAACGAGAAAAAGATCATTGAAGAGGAAGAAGATACTCTTGATTGTGTCAAGACTATCGGAAACGAGCTTCACTTCTATGGTGAGATAACTCAAGAAAATACGTTAGAGTTCGTAGAAGCCTTCAAGAAGTTGGAGATTCTACTCCTCAAACATAAGGCTGATCTCATTGGTTATGAACCCAAGATTAGGGTCAATATCATGAGTGAAGGTGGTGATGTATATGCGGGATTTGCTCTCAAGAATATCCTTGAAAAGTCACGTGTGAAGGTTGTCACAATCGCTCAAGGTGCTTGTTGCTCTGCAGCTACCTTCATGTTTTTGGGTGGATCAGAACGTAAGATGGGTAGCAATGCATACCTTCTGATTCATCAAATCTCCACAGAGATGTGGGGTGAATACAGAGATCTCAAACACGAGATGAAGAACTGTGATAAACTCATGAGGGATCTAAAAAAAATGTATATGGAAAAGACTGACATTCCTGACCGAAAATTTAAGAGATTGATGAAGAAAGACCTCTATTTGTCGGCATCAAAGTGTCTAAAGTATAAGATTGCTCACGCCCTTGATTAACGATAACATATCTGCGATAGAGTCCCAAAATACATAAAATTATAAAAACAATAGCCAATGTATTTGCATTTAATGGAACGTTTGTGCGTTCCGGTGCCCTAAGTCGCTCCATTCTACCATAATTTACAACTGGAAGTGAAGACATCTATTTAAAGTTGAGAAATTATTTACTTGTACAATGGAACGCCTTATCCATAAAGATAAAATGAACCGTGAACGTTACACCGACATCCGCGTTGATAAACTCATTGACGGAACTGCGGATATCGTAAAGGTATCAGGGATCGTGGGAAATGATAAGTTCACCGAATCACGAACCAATGTTAAGACTGGTTATGAGAAAGCTTTAAAGCGGGCTCAAACCATGTGGAACAATGAGCACACCAAGTGCAACCAAGTGTTGCCTATGCTCGCCAACAAATGGGATGATCGCAAGAAGTATATCTCTGAGCCGTTCTACGTTCAACCCAAACTTGATGGTGTTCGTCTACTGGTTTCAAAGGATGGTGGCATCTCAAGGACTGGGAAGATTATTCCCGGAACTGAGGTTCTTGGTAAGGGTCTTGAACCGGGTCAATACGTTGATGGTGAAGCCTTTGACCCTAACCTCAACTTTGAGGAACTTACCAGCACTTTCAAGACTGACCCTCTGAAGCTCAAGTTCCATGTGTTCGATTTCTTTGATTTGAAGAAGCTTGGCATGACCTTCGAGCAACGCTGGGAGTATGTCAAGGATTCTATCTACAATCCTCATTACGAATATGTCAAAACGACACTCGTAAAATCCAAGAAGGATCTTCCTCTCATACATCAGAAGCACATTGAAGAAGGGCACGAAGGCACCATGATCCGTGACCGCTTCAGTGTCTATGAGGTTGGTCAACGAAGCAACTACCTCCTCAAGCACAAGGATTTCCAGACCGAGGAATATGAAATCGTGGGTGCAAACGAGGGAACAGGTAGAGAGAAGGGTACGGTGATATGGGTTTGTAAAACTCAAAGTGGCCGTGAGTTCACTGTCAGACCCGAGGGTACATTGGAAACAAGAAAAAATTATTTTAAAAACAAAAATAATTTTTTTGGAAAATTACTAACGGTAAAATTTCAAAACTTAACGAGTTTAGGAATTCCAAGATTTCCAGTTGGAATTGTAATTAGAGATTATGAGTAATATAATAATACGAATATGAATATAAGTCGTGTAGCTATTGATATAGATGAAGTCCTCACCCATTTCGTGAAACCCTTGGCGAAATTCCACAATGTTAAAATGCCTGAAGCTAAGAAATACAGCTATGTGTATCGACACATGTTTGACGTGTCACATAATGAATCCGTTAGGATGGTAGAAAGTTTTTATGATTCCGAAGAGTTTGATATGCTACAACCTATTTATGGCTCACAACCTATACTACGTCTGTTGCGACCTAGAGTTGATAAGATGTACGTATTGACCGGTAGACAAAATTGTGTCCGTGATAAGACGGAAGAATGGATTAATTTCCATTTTCCTGGAATTTTTGACGATGTTATATTAACAAATAGTTACACGAGATTTGAGGTACAGAAATATGATATTTGTAATAGCCTAAACATAGGTATGCTCATAGATGATAACGATCTCAATTGTGCGATTTGTAAAAATTGGGGAATGGATGTCATGCATTTTGCGGGATATGACGGTAAAGTGTATCCATGGTGTGAAAAGGGGGATCATAGCGTCTTAAACTGGACTGAATTATATAACTTTTTCCCGAGATACAAATATGTGGATATAGAAGAAGCCTAAGTCGTACACCACGACTTTTATTTATAAGATGAACTCTCTACACGACACTTTTAAAAACGGCGTTTCTATAATGAGCCTCGTGTGGGGAGTTGGTAAAATTCAAGAATTTGTCATGCGTAATCAATATTAAAGATACGAAACGTTATAGAATAAATGCTAACCGTTATATGTTCCCAAGTACCTGGTCGTGTATTCGAGACTCCCACGGAGCAGGCTAGGGTTCGATTGAAACACCCGAAAA